AATCGCAAATAAAAAAAGAAAGGATATCATTAAAACAAATAACAAATATTAAAGCTAAAGACATCTTAAAAAAGTTAGGTTATAATAAATATTATGAGCATATACCATTTATTAAAGATAAATTAGGGATAAAACCACCTGTGATGAGTCCGGAATTAGAAGATACATTATGTAATTTATTTATGGAAATACAAAAACCGTATTCAAATCATTGCCCCGATGATCGTGTTAATTTTTTAAATTATTATTACGTTTTATATAAAATGTGTGAATTGTTAGGAGAGGTTGGATTTTTACCTTATTTCCCCATGTTGAAAGATCCTGTAAAAAGAATAGAACAGGATGAAATATGGAAAAAAATATGCAAAGAACTATTATGGGAATTTATACCAACTATATAGAATCCAATTGTTCTCTTCTATTTACCATAGGATATAATTGTTCATCAAGTTTATATCTTAATAAAGCAGCAAATCCTGCTGTAGAAAAGACAAAACAATGCCATAACGAGTGAAATTTTACATATATATCGTTATGCCATTCTTTACTAGCAATAGAATACATAATTATGGCTGTGATACCACAAGAAAGAAATAAAAAGGATAGACATTTAAACCGCAATAAATATCTCCAAATAGTTCTCCATTTTATCATTATTATAAAAAAACTACATATTGATAAATACCAAGTAATAATTAAATCGCGATTTAAATTTTCCCATAAATAAACTATTAAAACTATATTTTCCACGGCAAAACTTGTTATATAAATTTGTGGTTCCCGAACTCTTGAACCATACAATACGGTTGTAAATATTAAACTTGAGCAAGCATAACCATCTAATAAAGCCCAATTATCATAATCGTAATCGCTGGTAAATACTTCATCTTCAGGTAATGAATGATGCGAATGATATAAAAGAGAAAAAGTTACAGCATATATGAATTTTATTAACATGAAAATACTTGCGGCATCTTTGCGTCTTTTCCAACTCCATATAAATACACCCATTGGGAATAAAGCAGTACAATGTGTCGTTAATAACCATGTATCCAACATTATTATTATAAGATTAATATCTTTATGTAATCTATTTAAATAATTAAGGGTAAATTATTTTAATGCATTCAATATGGTTTCTGGTTATAAATATGTCTTTCGTTTTTTATCTTTATCAGGTGGCGAATTTTTATTTATCCATGAGTTATGAAAAATTTAATGAATATGATATTAAAAGAAGAAACTATATAATTAAAAACTTTATAAAATCATACATTTTATATTATATTTCGGTAGCTACAATACCACTGGTTCCAATGGTATTATTAAATATAGGCAATGTTAATAAATGTTTACATTTTATAGGATTTTTATATTGTTCAAATGATACTGTTGCACTATTTAAAAATATGAATATGTCGTATTCTACAAAAATACACCACGTAATAAGTACCACTTTATCTACTATAAATATTTTTGTGGATTCATTGAGGGATAATAATATAACAAAATTGATGTCTATATATTGCATATTATCTTGTTATCCTCATGAAGTGAATTATTGCTTGGGTATGAGGTTTTTATTGGAGAGAACCAAAGAAAAAAAAATGAAAAGACAAGCGTTCATAAAATATTTGGGTTGTTGTTTTATAAATTGGTCTATTCATTCAATATATTTAATTTATAATATAAGAAATTTGAATATTATTATGGTAGGTTATTATAGTCTTATTATTTTTATAGTATATGATGACCTTGTGTTATTAAAATGGTTGAGAAATTAGATCTTTTCCATCTTTGAAAATCTTCCTCCTCCAAGAGCATTTTCCTCCATAGATTGTTTTTTCAACAGAATACGTTCCTCGTTTGTTATTGTAGGTTTTAAGATTTGCGCCATCATATCCTTATAACTTTGTTTCTTCTTCTTCTTCTTCTTCTTCTTCTTCTTCTTTTCATGAACAATAGGTTTTTCTATAATAGGCGTTTGAGTAGATTTGGTATCCATGTTAGTATCCATAATTAATTATATATAATTAGTTATAGATTTTAATTCAATTTTATTTTTTATCATCATCCGGTAAGAGGGATTTTAACTTGGGTTGGTCTTTATTCTTAGATGTAATAATATTGTCGCCTTCAAACAATTCCTTTTTGATATCGGCACTTGTAATATTCTCGCCAGTTAGCGAGCTTTCAATAGTATTATTTACACCATATAAATTACCTTCTTTATCGATATTTTGTGTTAATTTATTTTTGTTTTCTTTTGCTAATTTGATATTTTCTTCAATGGCCTTTCTTTTAGTTTCCAAAACTCTTTTTTCAAATTCTTGTTTGGCCTTTTCTTCGTTCTTATTTTTTTCACTCATTAACTGATTCAATTCTTCTTCCATATATTCAACCCTACCTGTCTTGTATGCTTCGGGATCCCAAGGCATCCACATTCCAACTGGTCCCACATATACATTATGATTTGGGTCTACTTCTCGTAATAATTTACATCTTAATTCGGCTTCTCCTTGTGTTGCATATACACCTCTAATTTTCAAACCTCTTGTATTTGTTTGAAAATTGTGTGTTGTATCAAAATCATCTTGTAATCTTTGTTCGTTATTATCTACAAATGTTTTATAATCATTTCTTAATTTTTCAGAATCAAACGAATTTTTTTCGCTTTTTAAAAATTCTTCGAAATCTGATATTAAATCATTAAATTCCAAATTGTATTTAAAACCGAGGAAACTTAAAAATTGATGGTATTTTTCAATGGATTTAGAAAAATCAAAATATTTTAGGAATTCTTGAAAAAAGAACCTATTTTTATCTTCCAATATATTCTCTGGAGATACAAAAGAAATACAAGCAAATTTTTGCCCTGAAATTGGTTTATCCTCGTCCAATAAATCAATATATTTAGGATTTTCTCCACCGTTTGGTAATTTTTGTCGTTCAAAAGCCATAGAAGCCATTTATACTTTATTTTATTTTTAATATTTAAGTTATTTTAAACCTAATTATTTTTTTCTATATAGTTAGTATAAATGTCTGGATTAGGTGATATGGTTGACTTAGGCGAATTAGTTCGTCGCGCAGTTAAATATCTTGTTGAAGGTATCATGGTAGCAATTGCCGCTTATGCTATCCCAAAGAAATCGTTAAATGTTGATGAAGTTATGTTGATTGCCTTAACGGCAGCTGCTACATTTAGTATATTAGATACCTACGTTCCAAGCATGGCAGTTTCTGCCCGTTCGGGAGCTGGCTTCGGTATCGGTGCTAACCTTGTTGGATTTCCCCGATAAATAAAAAATATTAATTAATAATACATTATTAATATTTTTGACTATATAAATAAATTAATTCTTTTTGTCCTAAGCTATCTTGTCTAACTGTATCTTTACTCATACTATAATCAATAAAGTTGAATCTTTTTTTTAATAGTATAATATCAATTTTAGATTTTATAAAATGCCAACTTTTAGGTCTTAAAGCATCTAAATCATGAGAAATTATTTTACCACAATTTGAACCATATGCTTTTAAAGCAAAATCAGCACCTTCTGGTGGAGTGGGTTGTCCATCCTCATCTTTAGGACCATACTTCAAAAATTCAAAATCTTTATGTGTTTTCGCATATTCTATAATCTCTCTTTTTACATCTTTCTTTTTCCAAATTTGAAAACAACATTTTGCACCCATCTTTGGTTCAAAACAACACGGCTTCATTGGTAAATCTTCATTATAAATCAAATGAAAGTCTAAGTTTAATCTATTTTGAACAGACACCCTTTTAAACGTTCTCGGAACTATAAATGCTATTACTTCAGCATATTCAGCCGATTTATTAAAGAATTTAACAGCCAATGAACTTATTTTCCCAAAAGGTGGATTTCCTATTACAAGATATTTATCTACACCATCTTGATACAAACCAGACATATCCAAGGTTAAATAATCCATTTGCATAATACCCGGATATTTGGGATCTAAATCAATGCCGCGTCTTTTATCTATGGGCAATAATTTATAAAAATTACCTGTTCCGGCTGATGGTTCTATAAACCAATTAAATTCATTGATATTTACTTTATTTTGTAAAGTTTTCCAACATTGTTCTGCTACTTCCATTTTGGTGTAGAATTGGTCCATTAATAATATACTATACATGTTTATTATTAATTCAATTTTATACGTATGAAGGTATATCATCCACATTAAATACCTTAGCTTTTTTTCCTATTTTCTTTCTTGAACTCAAAAATTTATTAAAAATATTATCCTTTTCTCTATCAAATTCATTTTCAGGCGTATGGTTATGAACTGTTCTGGCGATCATTTTGTATAATTTAAAATCCGGATATCTCTCTTCACCATGTTTTTTATATAATATATTTCTTCCTTTATCATCTTCGCACCATCTAGCAATGGTTAATGCGATTGGGTCATCTTCTTCTTCAACATCATCAATATCATCGAAAAAATAATCAAATAAAGAACAACCTAATCTACATAAATCAAAACTATAATTTGGTTCTAATCTTGGTTTTTTTTCATTGAAATACGGCTCCGTATTATATTGCGTACTTGCGTCACCTTTTGGATGAAAACTATCACTCATAAATTTTTTACCACTATGTCCGTAAATAGCTCTACCAAAATCAATTATTTTATAAATTTTTCCAAATGTAGGAACGCGGTATAGTTTGTTTTTATATTTATAATTCAAATATTTTTTATCCGTTTTGATATACATTATATTATTTGAATGTAAATCATTATGGGTAAAATTATACATCTTTTCATATACTATTAATGATATACTTACTTGAAATAAACAAGACCTCCATTCGTCTATAGATAATTCATTTTCTTCGTTGTCTAATAATGAATCAAGAGTATTATCCATCTTTTCTAAGCATATAATTTGAACAGGAAAATTGAAAATTTCACCTTTAATATATTCATTACTCATATTTGAACTTGAATATTCTGAAATATCACTATTGGTACAACTTTCTAATGAATTTTCCGACATATCCATTTCTTCATCCGAACATTCCTCATCTGAAGTATTTGATGAACGCGAAGAACACGCCGATTCTGTTTCTTTTCTACTTTGTAAATTATTACTTACATCCATTTGTAATTCAATAGATTTTGAATTATGTAATTCCAAGTTCTTTTCTGTTAATTCAAAAACATCTCCAAAAATTTCATCGTTTAATTCATTAACATTTAAATTAATATCCTCACCATTCCCCAAAGATAATTTCTTACGATGCGTCCTTGAAGCATCAGACAACATTTCTTCATCTATATCTTCTGTTTTAAATAATTTGTCTATATTTTCATGAAAATAATTTGAATCATATAAATATTCCAAATCATCACAGATATTTAAAAAGTGGGATTTTTTTACACCTAAAAACGAGCCGTAAAAATCTAATCCATTTGGAAATTTATGTTCGTGGAAAGCAATACTGCTCAAATATGAAAAAAAACTATCTACATAAGCAGAATTATTATAATCCAATACTTTTTTTGAAACATTATTATCATTTAATTTAGGAAGTGTTGTTCTCATATCATCGCTAATATTTGTATATTTCCCAACCATATATTTAATTGGGTCCAATAATGGGCTAAATTTAAAAAATGATTCTCTTGATAATGAATTATTATCTGTATCTTCCAATTCTATAGAAAAATTATTATCATCGATGATTTTTTTAACATTGCTAATATTGTATTTGTGATTTAAATTAACACTGTTGTATGTATTTTCATTCAATGAGAAAAACTTTCTATACATAGGTATGTAATTTTGAACTTTATCAAAACCACAATCTTTCTTAAATTTATCGAAAAGTTTTGTATTATTATTTTTTTTGTAAGATACTACAAACATTAATATAATTAGAATAATTATTTGTTTATTTTGTTTTTTACCTAAAGTTTTATGTTTAAAAGACAATTTTAATTTAAAATATAATAATAATATGAATTTGGAATTAAAAAAGTTTGATATGCGAAATATATCATTTAAACCAGGAGAAACACAAGGACCTGTTATCGTATTAATTGGTAGAAGAGATACCGGGAAAAGTTTTTTAGTAAGAGATTTACTATATTATCATCAAGATATTCCAATAGGCACCGTCATTTCAGGAACAGAAGCGGGTAATGGATTTTATGGAGCATTAGTTCCAAAATTATTTATTCATGATGAATATAATTCTGCTATAATTGAAAATATTTTAAAAAGACAAAAAATGGTTTTAAAACAGGTAAAAAAAGAAAAACAGGCTTACGGTAAGAGCAATATAGATGCACGTGCTTTCGTAATTTTAGATGATTGTTTATATGATAATGGTTGGGCTCGTGAAAAATTAATGCGTCTTCTTTTCATGAATGGAAGGCATTGGAAAATTATGCTTGTAATTACTATGCAATATCCTCTTGGTGTTCCTCCTAATTTGAGAACAAATATAGATTATACATTTATTTTACGCGAACCTTATTTAACAAATAGAAAGCGTATTTATGAAAATTATGCGGGTATGTTTTCTACATTCGAATCCTTCTGTCAAGTCATGGACCAATGCACTGAAAATTATGAATGTTTAGTTATATCTAATAACGCAAAATCAAATAAATTAGAAGACCAAATATTTTGGTATAAGGCTTCGTCACACAATGATTTCAAATTAGGTTCTAAAGAATTTTGGGAATTATCAAAAGATTTGGGATCCGATGATGAAGAAGAAGGATATGACCCAAACGCGTTTAATGGTAAAAAAGGTCCCCGAATTAATGTTAAAAAAAATAGTGGTTGGTAATATATTAAATCTAACTTTAATATATTATGAGTTCAAGAAAATCAAAAGCATCGCAAAAATCAAGAAAAGTAAAATCAAAATCAAGAAAATCAAAAGCATCACAAAGGTCTCGCCAAAGCAGAAAACAAAGCAAAAGGTTAGAACGAGAAATTAAACTATCAAAAGAAATGAGCAAAAGAATGTCCAAAAAAACACCCATGATTGCTTCTTCACAAGGTATTTCATTATTGAAACGAAGTAAGCGTAATATGTCTAAGGGAAGACCATTAGCGTCCGCAAGAGACTTTTTATTAGCAACAAGTATATTAACTGCTGCTTTAAGTCCATATGACCCACATCCTATGGCCAAAAAAAGTCAAATAGCACCAGATACTCAAGTTCATTTGGATTGGCATAAAGGTCAATTTCCAGATAAAGAATTAACATCCAAACAATATAAGAAACTTATGAAAAGAAGTAAAAGAGGAAAAAGATTAGCAACTATACAAGAAGGTGGTGGTGGTGAAATAATATATATTAATTGGCCAATTATTAATGGTGAAGGTAAGAAGATACCTTATTTTTGGAGAGCCGAAGTGTTGAAGGTAGAGGGTAAAAATATGATGGTTAAATGGGTAGATTTGAAAGAGGGTAAAAATAATCCACAATGGATCAAGAAAAGTACACCAACAGCTACTGATGAAGAATTAGTTGTCGCAACTACAATGACAACAGAATTACCAAATGATTTTTATAATGCATACGGAGCAGATGAATCACAACGAGGTGGTAA